GTCTGGATATGGAAGCCGATGTCATGGCCGATAAGATGGGCGTCAAGACCTCGGATCTTGCCTATATGGCATTGCGTCAGAAGAAAAAGGGACAGCCTAACTCCAAGAAATACGAAGTCCACGAGGATACTCTTAAATCAGAATTGCTGTATGGCCTCGTTAATAAGTATAACGACATCTCCATGATCCAACGTGCCATTGAGAAGGCGCGTGGCTCTAAGCTGCCTGAGACAATGGATGTTGAGATGGCAACTGGCCTGTTCAACAATCGTGTCATTGCTCGTCAGGAACAGGTCTGGGACAAAGAGCTTCAGCCATTGCTGGATGAGATGGCAAAGCTGAAACTCAATGAAGATGATCTGGCTCGGTTCCTGTATGCCCGTCATGCTCCAGAACGTAATGCTAAGATGGCAAAGCGTGATCCTGTCCGATTCCCTCATGGTGGATCAGGCATGGAGAATGATGATGCAGAGGCCATTCTTGATGACTTCAAAAGCAGGGGCTTATACAAAACACTGTCCATTTTGGATAGGGACTATATCCGTCCCCTGATTGAAAATGATCTTGATGAACGTCTTGCTGCTGGTCTGCTGACACAAGATCAATACGATGATTATACAAAACCTTACGATGAAGGTGGATATGATCACTATGTGCCGTTGCGCGGTTATGCCGAGCAGGATGCAGACGCAAAAGAAAATATTAGTAGGCTTGGCCGTGGGTTCAGCGTATCAGGCAAGGAATATAAGGCTGCTATGGGCCGCAAGAGCGAAGCCTATAATCCATTCCAGAACCTGATCCAGCAGCGTATGGATGGCATCGTTCGTCAGGAAAAGAACAGGGTTGACCGCGCTCTTTATCTCCTGATCAAGAACCATCCAAATGTAGATTTTGCGGAGATCCTCGACAGCAAAAATATGCCGATGGTCAAATACCTTGCGGCAGATGGCACTGTCCGTCAGCGTCCTGATACCAGCATTTATCGGGCTGAAGTTACTATCCCGTTCAAGATCAGCGGTGAAAGCCGTTACATCGTGTTCAATGATGAGAACCCTGCAATGGTTCGCTTGGTCAAATCATTGAAGAATCTTCCAAATGATTCGCCATCGAAGCTGGCCAAATTCACGTTTGAGATTGGCCGCTTCATGTCAAAGATCAATACAGCATGGGTTCCAGACTTCTTCCTAACCAACTTCCCACGCGATTTGCAGGACGCAATGATTGCCCTGTATGGAACCAAGGAAGGGTTCGCCACCAACTTCATGACTGAACTGGCTGGTGCAGGGAAGATCATTGCCAAAGCCGAAACGGTTGGCGGGTTAAGCACACAAGACAAAGCTCTTTATGATGAGTGGGTCTTAAGCGGTGGCCGCTTGGAGTATGGTGGCTTTGAAAACTTAGATAAGGTTCAGAGCAAAATCAGCCGTGAAATGTTCAAAGCCTTCTATGACAAGAAAACTGTCAACGAGAAGATCATGAACGGCATGATGGAGTCTGGGCGTCTAACCATTGCAGCTTTGGAAAAGACAAACCAGATCTTTGAAAACACCGTTCGCTTTGCCGTCTATCTTGCAGCTCGGAAGGGTGGATATACAAAGGGACAGGCTGCTGATCTGTCTCTCAACGCCACTGTTAACTTCCAGAAGAAGGGCGCATGGATGCCGGGCCTTAACGCCATCAAGCCGTTCTTGTCGGCTGGTGTTGGTGGTATCCGCAACTTTGCGCGGCTCTTGATGTCCAAGAGGTTCCGTAGGGCTTTGTATGGAATAATTTTCTTAGCTTTCCTGACTGGCCTTCTTGGCGTCTGGATGAATGATGATGACGAAAATGAACCCGGCAAAAACACTTACTACACTCAGGTTAAAGGCTGGGAACGCTCGAAGAATGTCATCATCCCAATCAAGAACAAGGATGGAGGCTTCTACAAATTTAATCTTGGCTTCTTGCTCAACTCAGCATGGAACATCGGCGACTATATGGCGGCGGTGTCCACTGGGAACATGACACCGAACGAAGCAGCGGTTGAAATTGCTGCAAGTGCGGTTGATTCATTCAACCCAATGAGCCAAGGATCTTTCTGGTCTGCAATCTTGCCACTTGGTGTTCAGCAAATCGTGCAGCTCTCTGTCAACAAGGATGCTTTTGGCAATCGCATCCACCCAGAGGCAGGGACAAAGAACGCAGAGAAGCCAGCATCTGAGCAATATTCCAGCAAAACTCCAAACTGGACGGTTGATCTTGCAAGCTGGCTGAACCGGATGACTGGTGGCGATGAGTTCGAGAAGGGTAAAATTGATCTTTATCCGGGAACCATTGACTATTGGGCAAAGAGCCTTGCTGGTCAGACTGGTCAGTTTGTTCAACGCACATACAAGTCTATCAATGAAGGTCTTGAAGGAATCCCAACTCCCTTTGAAGAATCTCCGCTGCTTCGGCGTCTTGTTACAAAATCAGCTGGCATCAATGAAGGTGCTTACTATGACAAGCGCAAAGAGATCTTCGCCAAAGAGCAGCTGCTCAACAGCGCATGGGAGGAACTTCATACAAGCGGAAGCCCTGCGGCAGAGCGCAAGGTTGATCAGCTGACCGAAGAACTTGGGATGAGGACATCTGGCAATAGCCTTGTTCGCAAGAACAGCCTCCCAGATATTATTCGGAAGAATGATCAGGTTCTCAATGATATGCGTGATACCATCGCCAACATCAAAGGAGACGATACACTGTCTCCTCTGGCGAAGAAGAAGCAGATCACCGAGATCGAGGATACGATGAAGGAACAGATGGGGGCGACTCGGTATGCCATCAATTCGATGAAGAATGTCGAGAAGTCCCCGCTGCAAAGGCTGAAAGAAGCCTACAGCAGATAAAAATAAACCCCCGTCAGGATACGCCCGACGGGGGTTTTGCGCATTATAGGCTATGCCTTGAGTGCATTATAACTCAATTAGGGCATAAAAGTAAACTGGACGGCCTCTGGATGCCTTTTTAGGGTCTGTCGGCTGTCGTTTAGCAAGCCCAGCCCCGCAAAGATCGCGGAGCCGTTTGGATATAGCCTGACGGCTTAACCCCTTTATGTGTGGTTTTGCATCGGTGACACAGAAGGGTGCGCCACCGAACGCATCATAGAGAGCCAGATAATCTCGGATGTGCGTAACAGTAGGGTCTAAGTCTAGAGCCTTACGGACGATTTCGAGATCTAGCTTGTGCATCTTTGGGTATGCTTTCCGGTTTGATTAGAGGATCGCGCTGCTGCTTTGCACTGTCGTAAACGACGATGGAGCATCCGGCGGAGAAGCATCCAACCATGATGGCCGCAGCGGCAAGTAATGCTTTATATCCTGAGTGCGCCATGATTCAAACTCCTGTGTTTTGTCATTGATGACAAGCCATTCCAAGGGCAGCTGAGACCCGTGGTTGATAACAAGAATAGCAATCGCTCTTCCGTTTGGGGTTCTGACAACCATTGATGGATTAAGCTGAAGCATTTTGGACCTCATTCAGTTTGGCTTCGACTTCTGCGGTAAACGCATCGTTTGAACGTGATGGAATATCAACCAGCTGTGCTGCAATAGCCTGATATGCAGCAGAGTCAACCCAAGAATCTTTATTGCTTGAGTCATGCGCCAAACGCGCTTGTTTAACAGCTGACATGATCAAAGCCACATCGTAGGGCGTGATGTTCTTGTTGGTGGTCACGCTGGCAATGATAGCAGCACGGGTAAAACTAGTTCTGATGTCACCATAGTCCTTGCCCCGTCCACTGATTGTCTGCTGTGCTGTGGCCAAAATTTCTTGCGTGTTCATTAATCTTGTTCCTTTCGTAGAACGACTTGTCCATTCATTTTCCGCTTCCATTTGCTGTTCTTCCCAGCTGGAAGCGGCGTCCGTGACTGTTTTAATCCAAGAGTGTTCACCTTTTGACGTTTGGCTTTCGCCGCTGTCTGGTGGTCCACCTTCGTCTTTTCCGTTGCGCATCCTATACAGGTTAACCTCACATTATCTTCAGTATCACTCCCACCTAGTTCCAAAGCTCGGACATGCTCAAAGATGAATTTGCCCGGCCTGAGCTTGACTTCGCACATCATGCACTTGCCATGCTCTCTCTCCCAAATTGATAATTTTACCCTTGGTGATAGCCTCCCCCGTTTGGTAGTTCCCATATCCTCAACTTCAGCCATCTATCTTCTCCTGAAGTATCTGCATGTCTCTTAGTTCATGCTGCGGCAAGGTGTGCAAAGGGACACCATTGTCTGCCAGCTTTCTAGGCTCTGTCTTGTGTAGGATGCTCCCCCACTGCCAGCCAAGAAGGACTGCCCTGTCTGTTTCAACGAAATACCGAGCCAAACAGTAAATGTCTGCCTTGTTGCGCTTAGGCTCGGCAACAAGGTTATAAGGTTTTTTGCTGGTCTTGACGTTGATCGTATACCGACGGCCTTCAATTATAACAAAAGAATCCTCGCCGCCATCACCGAAAAACTTGGTCTCAAACGAGGGTAGGTTTCTGGTAAATTCACCCAAAGCAATTTCCCCTGCTATCCAAACGCGCACATAGTCATCAGACCACACCCGCCCAGCAAAAGTAGGGTTGCGCTCCATATCGGCTTTGAGGCGAAAAACAATCTCTTCCTTGTTCATTGCTGCATGGTCACGATGCACTCGTTGAGCATCTTGCGCATGGTCTGAGCCAAGCTGGTGATGACAACCTGATGCTTCTGGGGAGGTATCGTTGTCGCAATGAGCGAAACCATCGTGATCAGACATGCCTCAATGACAAGATGATGCGGCATATCCTCGGTTGACTTGGCCAGCTCCGACACTGCTTTCAGCAGCTTTGTCCGTTCGCCCAAGTCTATAATCTTATCCTGATCAAACATCTCACCGCTCATAGCTTCCTCCAGTTTGTTACAACAATCTTCACCAACACCGCCGCACCAACCCATAACGTGACGAACAATGGCGCGGCCATAAGGATCGTCAGCACATCAATCTCTGTCATTTGATCAACACCGATACTTTTATGTTGTGATACATCTCAGCGGCCTTCTTGCGTAAGCGATAAGCCGCATCCTTTGCAGTCCCAGAGGATTTCAGTTCCTCGATCACCTCTACGCCATCCTTTTTATAACGAAAGTCTGCCGTGTAGGTGCAGAACAAGCCTTCCTTGGTTCCGTCTTTGCTAGACAGCATCACCGGAAACTTAGGCTGCAACTCAAGATCCGATATGATCTGCGCCCTGATACCAACCTTTAGTTCGGCATAACGGTTCATCTCCTTTTTGGATGCGAACACATGGCCGTCCATTGTGCGAAGCTCTGGCGCAACAACACCGAATCGGTTTGCTGATTTGCGCTTACTCTGAAACCCAGTCATAGCGGTATCTCAATTTCTTCAGGGTCGGCTGGTCTCGGCATCCATTTGATCGGCTTCATGTCGCTCAGTATTTTATCCACCTCACCCCAGCTCAACTGCCATGCGCCTTCCTCTTCGTCATACCATCCTTCTTGAATGGACCCAGAATATCTGGTCAACTTGAAGAACAGCAGGATCTCCGTTCCATCCTTCGGTGCGGTATCCATAGGACGCCACATTTCAAGGGCTTCCCATGCTTCTCGGTGAAGAGGATCACCGTGGAATGAATGGGCTGACTTCAGTCTATCAATAAGGTCCATTGCGCTTTCCTTTCACATGCTGGATATTTTTTTGCAGTTATATCAACCAAGACAACAATGGTGATGGCGATAAATACAACCAATGCTGCGGCCACCAATGATAAAACAAGGGTCTCTACAAGTTTGAACATTTTTTACCTCTGCCGCAAAAAGGCACTTGATTTAAGAATTAAACTAGCATAAAAAAAATATATCGCAACCCCGCGATATGAAAAAACTGGAGAAAACCACATGGCAACGACACATTTTATGAACGTCAAGGACGTTCGGGTCGAGATCCACGAAATGCCAACGCTAAACCGCACAGCCCTGCACATCCTGATCGACACTGTTCCCTACACTGGTGAGACCTCGCATGAGGAAGCCGTTATAATGTGGAATGGCGACAAGGATAGCTTGCTTAAAAAGCTCGGCATGGAAGCCCCACAGGTGCGGGATGACGGGTGACTTCGTTTTCGGAGTTGTCATCGGTGTGTTCAGCAGCATAGCGGGATACACACTAGTATGTATTTACAAAGCGCATTTCGGAGAGTGACATGCAACTTGGTTTGACAAAGGAACAGCAAGAGTTCCGTATGAACGTGATTGGCGGCTCGGAAGCCAATATCTTGATGGGCGGAGATGATGTTAAGATCCTGCATTTATGGCGGCAGAAGATTGGCGAAGTTGGACCAGATGATCTTAGCGACATCCTGCCTGTCCAAATGGGCCTGTTTACTGAGCCGCTCAATCGGTATTGGTATGAGAAGCAAACAGGTCATGTGATCACCAATATCAACGAAACCCGCATCAGCATGGACTATCCGTTCATGGGATGCACTCTTGACGGCTTGACTTATAAGGGCCGAGCAGTCTGGGATGCGAAGCACACAAGCGCGTTCTCTAAGACTGAAGAAGTAATCCAAAGGTATAAGCCGCAGATGTTCCACAACATGATTTGCTGCGGTTTGGATGCGGCTGTCATTTCAGTGTTTTATGGCAACCATAAGTGGGAAGAGATCGACATTGAATGGGATGAAGATTACGCCCAAAGCCTTATCTCTCTCGAAGAAGAGTTCTGGTTCAATGTCCAGAACAAGATCGAGCCTGTGATTGTTGCGCCAAAGTATGACGGTCCCGTCGAGCGCAAGGTCGATATGACTGGCAACAATTCGTGGGCATCAGCGGCTTCCGAATTCCTCAAGACGTTGCCGATAGCCAAGACACATGAGTCATCGAAGAAGCTGATCAAGGAATTGATCGAGCCAGACGTCAAGGAAGCATACGGTCACGGTATCATCGCATCTCGCGCATCGAACGGGGCCATAACCATCAAAGGTGCAAAATGAGAACCTCAGAAGCAATCAATGAAATCGCTGCGGCTCTTGCCAAAGCACAGGCTGAAGTGAAGAACCCATCCTTCAATCGGGTTAACCCACACTTTAAGTCGAAGTATGCTGATCTGGGCGAGGTGCTGAGTGCAGTCCGTCCAGCCCTGTCGAAGCATGGCATCTCAATCATGCAGATGACGGATGTTACCGATACAGGGATTGTCCTGCATACCCGTCTCACTCACTCTGGTGGTCAGTGGATCGAGGGTGTCTATCCTGTCAGCCCAATGGGAACGCATCAGCAAATGGGTGCAGCCTTGACCTACGCCAAGCGTCAGGCTCTGTCGGCAATCGTCGGTGTTGCTGGTGAGGACGATACCGATGGCGAGGACACCAAAGACGTTGATACCAAAGGTGTTAAGCCAAAGGCTCCAGTCCCAACAAAAGTGATCACAATGCTTAGTTCCGCTGATAGCGAGGTTGCATTGGAGAATATGGCCAAAGAGCTTGAGGATTGCAAAACCAAGCAGAACCTTCAGGCATGGGCGACAAAGTGGCGTGACATCAAGCAGACACTCACAACGGAACATGCCAAGGTGATCACTGATCTTTGGACGCACACCCAGACACAGGTCAACGCTGCTGCTAATGGGGGAGGCGCAGCGTAATGAGCGGGAGCGCGATTATCATGCGCCGCAAGGGCGCAAGGCTAGAGCCTGTCACCGAGGTGGATCGGGAGCTGTTGCTAGACATTCCCGAGGGTGCAGATCTTACCGTAAAGGTGTCGCGCTCCCGCAGCCCCCGCCAGCACAGATTGTTCTGGGCTTTGTTGCAGTTGGTAGTGGACAATCACGAATATTACCAACGACCAGAGCAGCTGCTGGAATGGATGAAGGTCAGGCTTGGCTATGTCGATGAGACGGTCTGGCATGACAAACAGGTCTGGTTCAAAACCCGCTCGATTAGCTTCGCCGCTATGGGACAGGACCAATTCAAGGAATTTTTCACTCGTGCTGTCGATGTCATTACAACGGATGTCATTCCCGAAATGGATAAAGAGGCATTGTTTAATGAGATCTCCACAATGATGGGCGAAAACATGAGGGCTTACTATGTCAATGCAAAACCCGTGGACGATAGGAGAAATTAACATAGCCGTTGAGATGGCCAAGGAGGGGAAGAGTGCAAGGGCCATTTCAGAGGCATTGACTGGGAGAACTAGGAACTCCGTGATTGGATTACTGCATCGAAGGAAAATCCAGATGAGTATCTTCAAGTCAAAGCCTTACCCGACGAAGCCACCCAAGGTGGAACGGAAGAAAACTGTCACCCTGTCAACAGAGCCGCCACCCAAGATATTCACCCCCAAGATTAAGGACGATATTGTTTACGGCAGGGTTAAACTATTGGATGCTGACAAATCTCAGTGTCGGTTTATCGAAGGGAAAGACCTGACATTCGTATGCGGTGATCCTGTCCACCTTGGTTCGAGCTGGTGTGAGTGTCACTACAAGCGTGTGTTCACACCAGAGTCGGTTGCCAAGGCTGTCTCGGTCGAGATCAAAAGACTGAAGCTGATGAACCAATGGAAAGATAGACAAAGTTTCTAAAAACAAACCATAAAGGAAAACCACTATAATGAGACGCAGGGGAGAGCTTTAATGGCCCGAATTAGGACGATAAAGCCCGAGTTTTGGACGAGCGAACAGGTGATGAATTGCAGCCCAACCAGTCGGCTGCTCTTCATTGGGTCGTGGAACTTTGCCGACGATAAGGGCCGTATGACCCTGAGTGAGAAGAAACTGAAGGCACAGATCTTCCCATCCGACGATATATCGCTGGATGAAATTCACAGAATGGTCTTGGAATTGGCTGAGAACGATCTGATAACTTTATATAGCGTTGAAAACATTGACTATATCCAGATCAATGGGTGGAAGCACCAGCGCATTGACAAGCCTCAAAGGTCTCGGTATCCAAACATTCTTGGAACATTCGACGAAGATTCCACGAATGGTAAACGAATGGTAGGCTTAGGAATGGAATGGAATGGAAGGGATAAGAACCAGCAAAGGGTAGAATAGAACTTATAAGTAAGAGTAGGGAAACCACGGCAGGACAAAACCACATGGCGTATCACGAGCTAAGGGACTACCAAGAGGCAGGGATAGCAAATCTGCGAACTGCTCTTGCTGAAGGCCATAACCGCATTATGTTCCAGTTGCCAACGGGTGCTGGCAAGACAGCGACAGCGGCATCCATCATTCGATCAGCCATCGGCAAGGGCAAGACCGTGATCTTTACGGTTCCCGCACTGAGCCTGATCACCCAAACCATCGAGAGCTTTCGCGGTGACGATATTTACGACATCGGCGTGATGCAGGGCAATCACGAGATGACTGACCCTGATCAGCCTGTGCAGATCTGCTCGGTGCAGACGCTGACACGCAGGAAGATCCCCAAGGCTGATCTTGTGATCATCGACGAAGCCCATGTCGTGTTCAAACTCTACGAACAATGGTTCAACGATCCTGAGTGGGCAAATGTTCCCATCATTGGCCTGAGCGCGACGCCGTGGACCAAGGGATTGGGCAAACTGTATTCCAAGCTGGTGATCGGCACGACCACACAGGAACTGATCGACAAGGAGATCCTGTCACCGTTTCGTGCGTTCGCCCCATCCCATGTCGATCTGAGCAATGTCAAAACCGTTGCTGGTGATTACGATCTTGAAGAGCTGGGCGACACGATGAACAAGCCCAAGCTGGTTGCCGATATTGTCGAGACATGGTTGACCAAGGCAGAATACCGCCCGACGCTGGTCTATGCGGTCAATCGCGCCCATGCTGCAAACATTGCGGATGCGTTCAACAAGGCTGGCATCCCCTGCGGATACATGGACGGAACCACACCCATCGAAGATCGTGACATCATGTGTAATCGGTTCAGGCGCGGTGAACTGCGGATTATCGCCAATGTCGGTGTGCTGACCACTGGGGTCGATCTGCCGTTTGTGTCTTGTCTTGTGCTGGCCCGACCGACAAAGAGCGAGATGCTCTATGTGCAGATCATGGGCCGAGGCTTACGCCGAGCCAATGGCAAGACTGATTGCATGATCCTCGATCATTCCGACACGACGCTGCGGCTGGGGTTTGTTACCGACATTCACCACACCAAGCTGAACACTGGCAAGAAGGATGAGGCCAGCAAGAGCAAAGAACGCGACGAACCATTGCCGAAAGAATGTCCCAGCTGCACGTTCCTGAAACCCGCTCGGCTCAGGGTCTGCCCGAATTGCGGGTTCGAGCCTAAAGCACCGTCGAATGTCGTTAACATTGATGGAACTCTGGCCGAAGTGAAGGGCAAGGGGAAGAACAAGACCTACGAAGGCACACTCACCCCGTTTGACGAGCAGGAAAAATATTACCGCGAACTGAAGGGCATCGCCAAGCAGAAGGGATACAAGAGCGGCTGGGCCTATCATCAATTCAAGGATAGGTTCAAGACCTCACCCAACGAGACGTTCATCCAGATCCCGCTGGAACCATCGTTGCAGACGATCAATTACGTCAAACATGCGTGGATCAAGCGGCGGAAGGCTGTCGGCTCGAACAACTGGGTCCGCAAGTGATGGATACGGTCGAGGCTGCGAGAGGCAGATGGCATGGTATCCTGACGCATTACGGGATCGACGGCAAATATCTGCAAAAGAAGCATGGCCCCTGCCCGAACTGCGGGGGCAAGGATCGGTTTATCTGGGACAACAAGGAAGATCGAGGCACGTTCTACTGCAATCAATGCGGCGCAGGAAGCGGCTTCACATTGCTGTCCAAGGTGAAAGGATGGACAACGGTCGAAACAATGCACAAGGTGCGCGAGATCCTTGGAACAGTGGAGAGACGGGTGAACGACAAGCCAGAGGTGACAGACCAGCAAAAGAGAGAGGCTCTCAATAAGACATGGAAAGCCAGCCAGCCCATTTCAGAGGGTGACCCAGTGTGGTTGTATCTGAAAAGCAGAACTGGCCACCAGTGGGCTTCTAATGCGCTTCGATACCATGCCGAACTGTGGCATCCAGAGGAAAAGCAAACCTTCCCTGCGATGGTTGCCAAGGTTGCTGACCTAGACAACAAGCCCGTGAGTATTCACCGAACATTCTTGGACTTGTCTGGGAATAAAGCACAGATCAGCAAGACCAAGATGATCATGAGCAGCACGATACCAGACGGCGCAGCCATCAGGCTCATGCCATACCAGCATGTTATTGGCGTGGCAGAGGGGATCGAGACGGCATTGTCGGCGCATGTGATCTTCGGCATACCTGTCTGGGCAACGATCAGCGCGTCTATCATGGCGAAGTGGACACCCCCGTCGGGAGTGGAGCGCGTGGTGATCTTTGCCGATAATGATCGGAACTTTGTCGGCCAGCTAGCGGCGTATCGGCTCGGCTGGAACCTAGTGAAAACTGGATTGGATGTTGTTGTCGCTACACCGAATGTGACGGGAGCAGACTGGAATGACATAATCAAATTGGGCGACCTTGCTACTGTGAGGCATGAGAGCTATATCTCGCACCCTAAAGCCTTTCGTCTCAAGCCAGATTGATTGAGGCGATGAAAAGCCCCCCGCGAGTTTGTGGTGATCTCGCGGGGGGCAACGATCAGAGTAGGTTGTGAGAGGCTAGGATTGCCACCCACTTCGGTATCGGTGACGCACCACTGATCCAGCGGCGCACCGTTCGATCCGAAATGTTATATTCCTTGGCTAACTGCACCTGAGTTTTGTTTTTGTCGCTGAGATAGTCTTTCAATTCTTTAATGGTCACGGCTTGATCCTTTTTATGTAAGACGCTCGATCACAGGATTGTTTTGGATCAGGACAGCACCGAGGCGGTTGCGCTGCCCGACCATTTTCAAGGCAAGTTGCATGGCAAGGATCAGATCCGCTGCCAAGCCACCGCTTAACCCGTATGTATCTTCGATCTCAACATCATCCAATGAATAGACGGCTGCGTTTCGATCTGCATCCTCGTAAGACGAATAATTCTCGCTATCGTATATTTTTATGTGTCTCGACATTGTGGTTTTCCTTGTCTGCTATCTGGGTTGTAGTAACGGGTTTTTTCGTGTGGATCATCCGTGATTTCGCGGATGAACAGGATCGCGTCTGGCCCGTATTGTTTACGGATCGAACGATGGTGAGGCGCGAGTGTTTCCACCCGCGACCCATCTTTGAAGGTTACCAAGAACCATTTCATCAGCCGAATACGCACATGATGAATAGCATCAGGCTCGACCAGATGACGAACCCCGCGCAGTTGGCGAGATCGATCAGAAAATCTTCAAAGCGTTGTGACATTGGTTTCTCCTAACATGGCCTTACAGTCGGCGACTAATTGATTACCCTGCACGTCGAGATCATCCCAGAATTTGTCGATGATCGCGTCGATCTCAGCCATTTGTTGCAGACTATCTTCGTAAACGTCGAGGCAGGATTTCAGATCGTGTTCTGCCGCGAATTTCTGCATTTCCTTAATGTGCATCCGCGCCCGACGGAAGGCAGACTGGATCGTTAAAGAGTGCATCGGCTTTAGTGTGATTTCATACTTCATTAGTGGTTTTCCTTTCGTTTACTGACGGCCTCGTCAGACCCCGCTTGACGGGATGACTGGGGATTGCTCCCCAGTTTCGGCCTATTCGTATGTTGGCTTTCGATCTGGCCAGTGCCGAGGATAACCCTCGAACACCACCGGAACGTAGCGGCCTTCGCTTAACACGCTGTTAATATCGGGCTTGCCCTCATTGAGCGCGTCGCATATTTTTTCGAGGTCATAGGCATATTCCTCGGCTGCGTCTCTAATGATGAACCCTTGGACCAGATTGGCATGTTCATCGGAAGGTATACCGCATCCGTAATACCATCCCCCTTCCTCTGGCCCACCGTAAGCACGATCAGCTAGGCATATGGCGACTGTAAACATGGCGATCCCCTTACGCTGCTGCTTGATCTTGATCGGGCTGTGGCTTGGGAGCCTTGGCCCATTCGGTATTAGGAAATGGTCGATCCCCCCTGATCGGCATGATCACGCCGAACCAATCGTATATGTTGCCACCGTTCAGGTTGACCACCGCAGGATCCAGCCCGTTGTAGTGAACCGTGATCGAAGGCTTGCTATCATCAGAGACTATTTTGACGGCTTTGACGAAATCCAGCAGATAGGCTGGGTTGTATTGCGCTACGACATTCGACCAGCCCTTCGGGATGACCCGAGTGTAGTCGGGAAATGTCCCGTCGATTAGCTGATCGACAAATACGTCACCAGCGTAGCGGATCGTGATCGTGTCGCCCTCGATGGACAGTGCAGCATCATCGTTGCCGTTCATTCTGCGCTTGGCGATCTTGATACGGTCGATCAGGCGCAGCGGGATGATGAACCCGTTTACTGGATATTCATCGCCCTCTTCGATCTTGTGTCGGGCAACGATCATCCTGTGACCGTCAGTGGCGCACATGACAACATGCTCGCCTTGCGCTTTGACATGGACACCCTGAAGATAGTAGCGGGTTTCCTCGGTGCTAGCGGCAAAGCGAACGGCTTTCAGTAATTTCATATCAATGTTCATTGTGGTTTTCCTTTCGGTTTTGGCAACATTGCCACGGGAGAGCCGAACCCGTCGGCTCTCGAATTGCAATGCTTAGTCCTCATCATCATCTTCGTAGTCGTCATAATCGTCGTAATCAGGATCATCGTCGTAGCTGCTGCGGCCCCAAGGATCTTCCCCTGCGATGCGGCAGTCCCAGAGATATTCGGCAGTCATCTCTGCGTTCTGCTCTGGATCGTCGGAAAATTTAGGCAGTGCGTAATCTCGGATCATGGTGTTTTCCTCTCGGTGCTGGCGACATTGCCATGCGAGGACAGGCTTGCGGCCTGTCCCCTGATTGCAATGCTATTTGCTGGCCTCGTTCTGCTCGATCTGCTTGGCGATGGTGTTGTTTAAGACCATCATGGCCGTGTAGGCTGCAATTCGATCATCTGGGTCCAGTCTGTTAATGACGTCGAAGGCAAAGGCTCTCGCATCCTCGACCGTCTCACGCTCCGCAAACAGATCACAGCGAAGGTAGTGTGCGATTTCTGCGTTTGTCATGATGCTCTCCGTTTCAAGACCCATTCGGTCAGGGTGCGCTGCGCGGCCTCGATGTCTTTTTCCCCTGCGGAGCCTCGCCATGCCTTCCATTCATCTGGGAAGGCAAGGCAGACCATGCACCAATCAACATCTTCCTCGAACCAGCCGTCCTTGCCTTTGCCATTGAACGACATTGCGAGCCATTGGGCAGGCATGTCCTTGCGCCGCTCGGCGGAGACGTAAAACCCGCCATGACTGGGAGTGTAGATTGACCAGATCCCAGCCATCGGCTGCTCTGCGTGATCGGGCTTGCCCCAAGGGGACCAAGTGGGCTTTGGGATAGAGTCGTATTGCTTTTCCATTGTGGTTTTCCTTCCGTGTCTGGCAACATTGCCATGCGAGGACAGGCGCGAACCTGTCCCCTGATTGCAATGTCATTCGCAAGTGATCGGCTCGACCGAGTATGTCCCGCTCGGTCCTTTGGCGACTGCAACGTCGTAGTGCCACGAATGATCCTGATCCTCTTCCCAGTGGATCACCTTGTAAAGTTTATCCAGATATTCGATGGCTGCGTGAGGATCGTCAAAGACTGGTGTGAGCTGGTTGACCGAGTAGGCTCCGAAGTATGTGATGCGGAACATGTGATTTCCTTTCGATGGGACAGGGGAGCGATTTCGCGCTCCCCTTGGGGAATTAATCGTTGCTGGCCGAGGCATTGTCCAAGCTATCGAGCGCGCTCTCGATCTCGCTTATTGCGTTCTCGAGGTAGTCGATGCGCTCTTGCTCGGCTTGTCCTTTGTCGCCCTCTTTCCAGTTGTCGGATCGGTTATCGTAGACTTCTTCGGCAGCTGCCTTGACGTCCTCGAGGCTTGCCCGAATATCGTCGAGCTTTTGGTGCAGCGACTGCAATTTCTTGATGTTCATTGTGGTTTTCTCCTAGCTGGCAACATTGCCACGGGAGAGGCAGCTGGCGACTGCCTCTCGGATTGCAATGCTCAAAGATTGTATTGAATGTATGCGTGATTTGAGAACAGCTCGTCAGCGATCTGTTCCTGATATTCTTCGCTCATCAGGTTGACGGTCATCAGCAGCCGCTCGACTTCTTCGGTCGATGTGTAATTTGCCAGCACGTCGTAAC